CCCATTATTACCGGAGTGCACGTTCTAGGTCCTCCATTTCCAATTCTAGGGAATCAAAAAGTGCCGACAGGGGAGAACCCATCGTAGCCAATCCAGTAATGTTGTTCTTGGACAGCCAATCGGCGGCTGCCTTGAGGTCCTGCGTCGTTGCAAGACCCCCCTTGATGCGGCTGATCAGCTCGTTAGTGACCAATCCATGCAGTTCGTTGAACTGATCTTCGGTTGCGCGTGTCATACTCTAAAGGAGCCCTTTCCTCCTGATGTAAATTTGCCCAAAATCCACTCATTTCGACCTCTAGGGGCCGGTGTGGGCACAAATGGTTGTCGATTTGGGCGGTAAACAATGTCCCTTGTTTGAACATATACCAACAATTCCAAGCTACCGGCGTTGAGTGTCCTGGTAGCGAAATAATCTAGACCTGTGCCCTGAAGGTTGAAGGTTGAAGGCTGGAGATTCAGCGGGAACCTGCGAATAACCTCGGCAGGTATCTGGAATAGAGACAAATTCAGCACTGAACCGTCAATACGCCGTGTCAATAGTAGCGATGTACTGCTGCTACCAAGATTGTAGGAAGTATTGAGGCCATTAAGGATGAAGAAGAGGTTACTGGAAAGGGTGGACGAGCCAACTGTAAAGGATCCAGTTGTAACATTTAGGGCAGACTGCCTTCCAAGAATGGCTGAAGTTCCTGTCCAGGCAAATGACCCAGCATTTACGTTGAGGACAGCAAAAGAGCTCAGGATTAGATTATTACCAACAACAGAGTATGTTCTTGTTGTTCCATCCAACCTTGACGCCTTTTGAAGAAGGCTGCTGGTACCACTAAGGGCGAATGTCCCAAGGGTTGTGCCCAAGGTAAACTGCTTCGATAGTATTGTGGTTGTTCCCGCAATAGAGAACGTACCAACAGTACTAACAAGAGTTAGGGAGGCCCGAAGGACAGTGCTTGTTCCAGCAAGAGTAAACGTTCCAACCGTAACATCTAGCGGATAAACAGTTGGACCAGCAGCGGCATCGAACTGCTCGTCGAACCACTGCCCTATCGGACTATAGTCTTCTAACGGATCATCAAACCATACTGGTAAAATCGGCACTCATCGTTCCTCCCCTTACCAGGAGTAAACGACACACCAACCAGTGCCACCAAGGCCACCAGCACCGCCGAGACCGGGGTTCATACCGACACCCCCGCCGCCGCCGCCACCGCCACCTTGACCACCAGCACCCCCAGCCCGACCAGCGGTAGCAGCTTGGACCGTAGATCCGCCACCGCCTCCTCCGCCACCGCCACCGATGGATGAGCAATCAGCACCATTTGTACCGGCAGTAGGGGCAGGACCAGACGTGCCAGCAGCAGCACCACCGCCAGATGTGTAGACGTTGGTTCGACCTCCAGCACCAGGAGCTGTGACAGCAGGCGTAGCCGTGTGGCCACCACCTGATCCACCACCACCACCGCCGTTGATGGATCCGCCACCGTTAGAAGTGCCAGCTGGAGTAGCTGCTTCGCCAGCTCCGCCACCGCCGCCGTCTTCTGCGTTGTTGGTAGTAGAAACAGCGGCAGAACCAGTTACACCCTGGCCACCAATTGCGTTGGTAGCTGCCGTAGGAAGGCCACCAGTACCGCCAGAAGTACTACCGGTACCGCCAGCACCAGCCCTACCACCACCTCCACCACCGCCTGTTGCAGCAGCCGAGATGGCACCGCCACGCCCGCCACCACCACCGTAGGCAGTGAAGAACGACCCAAACGTAGTGTTACCACCGATACCTCCATCACCACCAGCCGCACCGGCAGCGCCAGGAGAACCAGCAGCACCAGATGAACCAATAGTAACCGTTACCGTGGCACCAACATCAGAAGCAGAGAAGGTATGGTTGATGTAGGATCCACCACCACCACCACCACCGCCCTTTGCAACAACGGCAGTGGCCAAGCTAGCACCAGCACCTCCACCACCGCCAGCACCATACATTTCAAGGTTGATCACCCTTGGAGTGAAGCTGGTTGGCTTTGTCCAGGTGCCGGTTGACGTGAAGACTTGGACATCAACAGGACCAACAAAGGTGCCCGTTTTTTGGATACCGCCGGACGAGTACGCATGAAATTCGCCTTCCTGCGTCAGACCTACCGATTCTCCAGGAAGAAGGGTGCCATTCCACAGCTCAGAAATAGTCGTACCGTTGTTGTGTCGAATATCAATGACATTCGTAACAGTTGTGCTGGTATTGGCAATAACCATTGTTCGCAGGTTACGCTGAACACTGGCACCAGGAGCAGGTACAACCGTAGTAGTGGCTGCGGTGACGATGGAGGTATTGGTTCTGCCAGGTGTAAACGTTCCAGAGGCATTGTCCACGTAGGACGCATGAACCGTAACCGTACCAGCAGAACCAGTGATAACCTCAATTACATCAGATGTTGAAGTAAGAAGAATCATGGCATTGTGTCTCCAGGATTGAACTGTTTGTTGTCGTCTGTGCGTTCAATCAGTTGGTACCCAGGAAACAATTCCTCTGCTAGTTCCTTGCTTTCAATGCAAATGATGTTCTCAATAACGTTTCCCTTAATGAGAAAAAGATCGCAAGTCATAGTATCAGGTAATCGTCAGAACACCAGCGGCATCATCAAAGTTGAGAAGAAGTGATTCCCCATCCCCAAGGGTAATGGAACTACCATAATCATACCAACCAATCAGTTCGTCGTTGGTTGCGGTCTGGTTGAACAGCACCACATACCGGAACGGACCAGTAGAACCACCCGTCGAGGTGAGAGTCTTGTCCGTGATGGTGAGCTTATAGACCCCACTCGTTTGAGCACTACCACTCACCGTAACGGTACGAGCATTGAGGAAGGTGTAGGAGATCTGAGTGATGTTACTCAGTTGGGTGTTGGTGCTAACCGGAGCTGTGTTGGTCAGGGCCACCTCAAGGGTGTCAGATCCGAGGTTGTGGACCTTCTCAGCAAGAGCTTCGGTGAAGCTGTTGAACTTGTTAAATGCGCTAGTAGCCATGATCAGTCAGTCAGTTCGGAAATATACAAAGTAGTTGCTGCTCCAGTACCCTGAATAGCGGCAATATTAGCATTAGGAGGAACTGCTAGTAGAATTCGTTCGCCAGTACGCAGGTAATGAGACGAAGCAGTCGCAGTTTGAGCCCCAACACCAATTGTATAATGACAGTGATTACCACCAGCACATTTAATTGACACAAAACGACACGTTGTCGTCAGTGCTTGGTTTGTACTTGTAGCCGCAAGAGTAATGGAACGTGATGCTCCAAGAGAAAATGCCGTAGTGCTAACTTCGGTAGCAAAAGTTCCAGGACTGGTAGAGCCACCGGTTGTAATGGATGCCATCAGTTATTCTCCAAGATGATTTGAATGAGTTTGGATGGATAGGTAGGATCTGTTGCATACCCCTCTTTCTGAAGTAGGTGGCAGCATTCCCTCCAATCCAAGGCACGATTGACGCCTTTGTACCCCTTGTAGTCCTTGTACCAAAGAGTGATCAAGTGATCAATACATTCGACAGGGGTCTCGTAGTTCTTAAAGGTATCGGAAATGGTGATCCACTTCCCATTGATGAACTCCGATGTTTGTTTTGCGGTGCCTGGAGTGCCCTTAATGCCGAAAAAGTTGTTCTTTCCAGACGTGTGGACGCCCCAGCTGGACTCAAGTGCCCACTGTGCTGCTACAACCTCTGGAAACTTGGCTCCAAGACTAGCCGCAGCCTTCCTAACACCATTAAAGCTGTTCTCGAATGGCACCACAGCGGGGGCAGGCTTAACGTCTTCGATCCTACGAAGATCCATAAACCACCCAGTATTGGGTCCCTCTACCTCCCAACGTGGAAGCCAGTTCTTCCAGGAGTAGCTGACCTGTTTGCCGCCCCTTCCACGACTCACATAGCCGCCGTTGACATTATCAAGTTCCCCATACGGATCGTGAAAGATACCATGGGTATCCGTCATACCCACCAGGAGAACCCAGTGGCCGCCCCCACGAGGGGCCGTAGGCGTACCATGATGGAGAAACCCCACAGGCACGGGAACACCCTCTTCTAGCCGCTTCTGGAGGGCACTGAGGTTGCCGTTTTTGTGGAAGGTGGCACGAACCTTATACTCCTTGGCAGCTTGGGTTTGTGCTACAAAATTTGTAGTGTCTCCAAACTTAAGCACGGTGCGGAGATAGTCGTCGTCTGCGTTAGAGCCAAGAAGTGATTGCGGCCGTAGATATTTGACGGCCATCGCCATCGTGCTCGAAAAGCACATCCTATCTGCGTGAGCCGTGCGACTATCTGTTTGGGGGTAGTATTGGCTGATTGGCAGAAGGATGTTGGTCATTTGAAGGAGTTTTTAATCTTCTGAAGACGCTCATCCTCAGACCGAAGGGGCTTCAGCAGGGTGACGACTTTCAGCAGAACCTGAACAACGCTGTTGGAACGATACTTGCTGAGACCAATAACCTCAGAAGCAATGAAGAGTCCGAAAAAGATAGCTGCCTCATAGGTCAGCTTGATGCCGAAAATGGTGATCATTTACCTTGACCTCGTGATTGTTTACGCCCATGATTGGGCAAAGAATGCTGTCCCTGGCCCTGCTTAGTTTTCTTCGGGGGACCAGGGACGTGGGTTGTCTTATTGAGTGACTTGGGGTTTCCCATCACGTATTTAGTTGAGATTTCAGCCCATCTATTTCTGCTGATAGCTGTTGGACTGCCTTGATCAGCGGCGCAATCAGCTCCTCGTAGCCAATAGAGAGAACATCTTCGCCACCTTTGAGGCTGTGGTCTTGATAGCCGCCAAAATCGACCCCGGCCGCATCACAGGCCGCTTTCACCTCTTGAGCGATCAGACCGTGATGAAAACGTAAACGCTTCTTGGAGCCATCGTGATGAAGGTTGTCGAGGGCATTTGCTTCGCGCCACTCTTGCAGAGCTTGGCTATGAGCACCACGATCTTCTTTCGTCGCATCATCTGCCGGCGGCTCAGGAGGCGTGGTGCGATAGTCGTCCCGCATGTCCCAGCGGAAATCGACCGGACGCAGTGCCTTGATGAAATCAAGGCCAAGTACCGTGTCCTGAATGTCTGTCTTGTCTCTTGCGTCCGAACGGTTCTGAACGGTGCCGTAGACGTAGGTGGTTGTGTTTGCATCGCCCAGCTGAACCTGATTGCTGCCTGTGACAGTCGCTGCATAGCCAAACATCGACGTGTTGGTAAACGCGGCGCCGCCGACTGTTCCAGTGCCAATGGCAGTGTTGTAATCGCCAGTCGTGACTGCGCTGAGCGACTGCTCGCCAATAGCAGTGTTTCCAGCACCAGTTGTATTCAACTGTGCAGCAAACCGACCAATGAAAACGTTGTTAAAACCAGTACTGAGTGCGGTCCCAGCGCTGGCACCAATAGAAACGTTCTGGTGGCCCGTGGTGATGTTGCCTGATGCTGTATTGCCAATAGCGGTATTGTTGCTGCCAGTGCAAGCCACGCCAGAGCCGACCATTGCGTCGTTGCCAATGGCGGTGTTGCCTACTGCTGTAGTAATGGCAGCACCAGACCTTCGGCCCACAGCCACGTTTGAGTTGGCCGTTGTGCTTGAACCTAGCGATGCAGACCCAATAGCAACATTATAGAGGCCAACAGAGCCGAAAGCTGACATAGCCTGATAGCCAATGGCAATGCTATCATCACCACCATGATACCATCCTGCTTGAGTGCCAATGGTGATGTTCCTATTAACCGAAGTTGCTTGCGCGTGAGAAGAGTCACCAATAGCTACATTATCAGAACCAGAGGATAGAAGAACGTGGGAACCATTGCCAACAGCAACATTCCGAGAACCAGTGCTGTTTGACAGGGACTGGTTTCCAACTGCAACATTATACTCACCTGTTATGTTGTTGTATAGGGCAAAAGCTCCAACCGCAGTATTGTAGAATCCTGTTGTGTTTGAATGTAGAGCTTGTGATCCAATGGCCGTTTGGCGGCGCCCTGTCGTGTTGGATGTCAGCGCATAGTTGCCAAATGCAGTATTAAAGTTGCCAGAGGCGTAGTTAATGCCACCACCAGCAGGGTGCTGTTTGGGAATGTAAGTGTTAGCCGCAAGTGCCCCGTAGCCGTAGGCCTCGTTAGATGGCTGATCATCAGTCGAAGCGGGATCTAGCGTAAGAAGTCCATTACGAACCCCCCACCCTGCTGGTATTGTTGTAACCCGATAGCTAGCCCCTGCTAAGTCAATGGATGTATTGGGAAATGCAATTCTAGCAGAACTGATAGCAACTGTATCGTTTGTAGTGTTATCACCAACGGCCCCAAAGTCCTTAACGGACACCACATCCTTCAGCTTACTACTCCAAGACCTTGTTACAGCGCCAGCACCATCTTGAGTAAACGCGGGTGATCCACTATAAAGTAGAGCATTATCATCTACATAAGTTTTAGTGGCAGCATCAGTGCCAGCAGCGGGTGTCCCAAGGTTGGTAATCCTGAACCCACCCATGTTGAGAATACCTTGCATGGTATCCCCAATCTTGCTGAGGGCATTAAAGGCAATCTCTTGAACGGCGTAAAGGGTCTGAGTGAAGTTAGAATTCAGATCCTTGGCCTTGATGGCTGAACCAGCAAAGAAGGTGGCCTTTGTCTGATCCGTATCGG